AACCCGCCTAAATGCCCGCAGGAGCAAGCAAGGATGTGAGACGGGTAAAATATCGCAGCGCAACGCCGATTGCGCTCAGCGTGGCAGGAATGGTCCGCATGGGGGGGGTCGTCGGATAGGCAGGGGATCAAGGAGGAGAAATGCAGGCACTTTGCCGGTGCATGGGGGGGAGATATATATACAATACCATAGTTTTTAACACCGGTGGTCCCCCCACCCCCTCCGCCTATACACACATAACGCGCAGGGGCCCCCGACGATCCGATCGCCCGTCGACACACGCACACGCACAGCCACACGCACAGGCAGCGCACAGGCAGCGCACACGGCAGCGCAGCGAGTCGACGGCACGGCATGGCATAGCGCACAGCAACGACACGCATCGCACACGGCATCGCACACGACATCGCACTCGGCATCGCACTCGGCATCGCACACGAGCGAGTCCGAGTCCGATCGATAGGGCCTCACGTCGTGCAGGCTACGCGCGCGCGGACGGCATTGCTGCGTGCGGTGTGGCCCTCCGATCGATCCAGTCAATCCAATCGCTCCAATCCCTCCCATCGCCAGTCAAGCCGGCGCACGTCCCACGTTAAGCCACTGCCTGCATGCCCATCCGGCTCTGACGCACAGGCCTCCCCGACAATGCATGCCTAAACATCCGTCTTCAAAGGCTGGCCCTCATGAGTGACGCCCATTGCTTTTCATCTTCTTCCTCTTTCGCCGTGCGGGTACGCACGTCGGCATCCCGTCGCAGTCGTTGCCCTTGCGGATACACGCGTTCAACGCCTGCTAGGTATGCGTTTGTTTGCGGATTCTTCGCCTGCGTATCGCAGCCAGGGCGCTATTCGTCTCGACGCGTTCGCGTCTCGGTCTTCGTTAGCGACGAACGCGAATACGCGTTCGCGGTCATCTTGCCCTTGCTGTTATCGATACTTGGCGAAGAATGACTTCGCCGCAAACCAAACAAGGAGGAAGAAGATGGAAAAGCTCAAACTGCAAGGCATAGTCAACAACGTTCGCGCTGAAGGAAACTATCCAACGGCCTTTGTGCTCTTCGGCCCATCCGACGGATCAACGCAAGCGGCACACCGGCTGGGTGCGACGGTCTTTCTGTCAGCCGCTCAGGCCAAGACGCTGAAGAAGGGCGACCGCATCGAAACCGCCGGCTATATCAGAAGCCGGAAAAGTAAAAACGGGTCGTACAACACGATCCTGTCTGTGCCGAAAGGCGAAGAGCAGGAAATCACCGTGCTCTAGGCGCAATCACGACGGAGGGTCCGAAAGGGCTCTCCGTGTTTTTTGGACTCGAACGCAAATGAGTGCCAGAGACCAAATTTACCCGCGAAGCCAGCGGGTCCGGTCGGTTGCCATTAAGACCTTAAGCAACCATCGTGTCTGCCCTGACTCTGTCGGGGCAGGCCGAAAATTTTTTGGAGCTTTCGCCTGGCGTTCCGCCATTCGGAAGCTCGAAATTTTCGACCTGTCAGGAAGACTGCGGGTCAATGCCCGCCCGTGCTACGTGCTGCGGGCTTAAAATCCTCGATTACTTCGAGGCAGCGGTTAGCCGGAGACGTGCGCGGACGGGGAAGCCGGCGTGCGGTGCGGCGATCCATACGACCGGTGAGATGGAACAAAACGTATGGCATGTCGGGCCTTCATTGGCCCGGCTTAGTTGAGTGGGTAGCAGGGATGGAGTTTTTTCCACCTCCTGTGGATGATGGTTATTCTGGGCCATAACAGTAAAAACAGAACAGTGCGGGTGGGAAGCCCGCCGCTAATTTTTATTTGGAACGCGGAAACACTTTCCTGACGAACTTCACAAATCGGCTCCTGAACCGTACAAAAAGTTTGTCATTCGCGGCCCGGCTGGCTGCGAGGCGCCCCGCCTTTTTTTCGCACGAAATACACACAACCAACAGGAGGAACACATGGGCAAGTTTTACATCGACTCGATAATGTGCAAATGCACTGAGATCTATACGCCGGAGCATTTATATTGCTTTACGGGACCCTGCGCTGTCACAGGCAAAAACGTAACCGTAAAAATACCGGCCACCGCCCTGTTTGAGCTTCGCCAAGGCGGGCACATTCAGGATGCGCTTCACATGATGACGGCAGAAGAACGCGAGTTTGTTCTGTCGGGTACGAGCGCAGAAGGCTGGGATAAGCTGTTTCCGCAAGAAGAGGAGGGACCGTGAATAATAAGCAAAGCCTGATCCTTCCCTGCGAATGGCAAAAAATATACAGGGCGCAAAAAATAAGACAGACAGTGACCGCTGTTGTCACCCTTATCCTGATGATGATTGCTCTGCTGATTGCTGCGGAGATCGGATTCAGAACAGAAGAAGCAAACCAACCGCCCGAAAGGAGTACAGAATGAACAGCAGGAAACTTACGCTCTCACAGTGGATTGCAAAAAACCGAAAAAAGCTTCGCCTGTCCTACCGGGCAGCGCGAAGACAACATCAGCTCAACAATCAGGCGTTTAACGACTGGTGTCGCGAGCTCTATTGTGCGTATGTTGAATATGGCGACGCATAACTCAAAGCCTTATGGCTGAGACACGGCTTCTTTTCCCGTGAGCCGGACAATCACGGGGACTATTTTACCTCAACGGGCTGCGCACACTCAACGCGAGTGGCCAGCTCCACCAACTTCGATGACAGTCGAAGCATCGAGCCGTCGAACCGCCAGACCTCCTGTCTGAGCAAGACGGACAAAAGCTCTCCGGAGTAAAGTCGTCCCATCGGGGCGCATTTAATTTTTAAGCAAGGAGATTACTATGCCAGAGGCTCCGGTTATTACAGAATTTCTAAACCTTATGAAACTGGCCATTGAAAGCTTCAATCAGAGTGTGCCACTATCAAAAGATGTGTTTCTACTCAAAAACGGCATGGCGTTCAATCCGCCAACTTCGAAAGAAAACAAATACGGAATTGCTCGTGGAAAGCTTGGCGAATGCTATTCAACACATACGATTGCGTTGTTCTCAAATCACGAAAGCTTAATCTACTGCGAAGGATATACCGTTTCCAAAAAATTGCCGATACCTATTGCACATGCGTGGCTTTGCGATCATTCAGGCAACGTAGTCGATCTGACATCGAGTCCTTGCGACGAGTATTTCGGCATTCCATTCAATCACAAATACGTCAGGCAATCGTGCGTTGAGATAAAATACTATGGAATTCTGGAAAACGACTATCGCCGAAAGAGATCGATACTCAAAACGACGCCGAGCGAATTTATTCACCAAATCAAACAGGAGAGCTGCGATGAACTATCCAAAACCAGGACCCCGCGTTAATGTTTTAACGCATCCGAACATTCCAAAGCCACTGCACGGCATTTCACCGCGAACGGTCTACGGGCAAGCGTGGTGGGATGCGCATCGCAAAGAAGCCTATGCACATGCCAGCCAAACCTGCGAGGCTTGTCTGACACCCCGTAACGCGGCTTGGCCCCAGCGATGGCTTGAGGCGCATGAGATGTATGAATACCGATCGAACGGTACACTTGTTTTTAAGGATCTCGTGGCATTATGCCCGGCCTGCCATAAATTTATTCATTCCGGACTGCGCGGCATTATGCTGCAGCAGGGAACCCTGTCTAAAAGACAGAATCAGCAAATCGAAACGCATGGGTATTACCTGTTAAAAAAGGCCGGGTTGTTAGAAAAATGGAAAAATCGCCACGAATGGTGCTCCGATAAAATCGGATGGCCTGAGTTCAGAATGATCATCGGCGGCAAGTCATACGGACCGTCCACGCGATGCATGAGCGACTGGGCTCGCGATGAATGGCGTAATTGGAAACCAAGTCAGGGAGAAAATTAATGGCTAAAATACTTACAGATAAAGAGCTGCTGGATATCGTTCGACGCGTAATCGAAGACAGCGAGCTCGATGAAACAGACGAATATAATGTGTTCATTCGTGATGTTGCAGAAGTCATCACCGACTGGTTTGGCGGATCGGTTGGCTGTGTCTCATATGAGCCGGACGACGGACTCGGAATAGCCATAGCAATTCACCGGGACAGCCGGGTTCCTTCGGACGGCGGCATCTATGCCAAATACGACACGGAAGCCGACTTCGAAACGGAGGATAAGCCATGACCAAATTGCTGAAAAAAATCAACGCCACCGCAAAGAGATCCGACACGCCGAGGCTTTTTGAGCTGGCTAAAATTGATTATTCAATCCGAGGCCGGCACTTGCTGGTAAGCGAAAAACGAATTGTTCACAGGGGAAAACAACGATGACAAAATTCGAAAAAGCAACGGTCTCGAAAAGCTTGCGGTGACAGGGCCCAATTTAACAGCTTCGCAGGCGCTGAAAGCACTCATAGAGTTCTTGGAGCATAGTTTACATGGGCAGGTCTATCTCAATGATACGTACCAAGTCATTCGCAATGAAATCGATAATGGCATGGTGCACCTGAGCATTAGGCGTTTGGACCGATCGCATGAGCATGACTGGCGTGAATACCAGGAAATCAAAAACCAGTTGCTCGGCGAAGAGTGCGAAGCTTTCGAGATTTACCCGGCAGAGTCACGCTGTGTAGATTTGGCGAATCAGTTCCATGGACCGGCCACCATCGTATGGTGGACAAAGGCATCGAAAACAGTCGTTAAACTCGCCAAAGGCGATAAGCACGACCCGGTCAAGGCGTTCTTAATCGCGTTCTTCCTGTTTAGATCCGGAATGACGCGAGTATCAGACAGGAAGCGAAGGATCAGCTATCCTAGCCTCGCGCGCGTAAGAGTCCGAGCGAAGCAAGCGACAGATTTTTTATCCTAGGATAAAAAAGATGCGACGCCACTGCGTCGAGCTTGCTTTGCGTTTGGTGAAGCCAAGCGAGAAACGTGAGGAAAGCAAGCAAGCGAAGGCCACTGCCGGAGCTTTTGCTTTCTAAGCGTTTCGAAGCTTTGCGAGCCAACGGACTCTGTGCGAGCCTGCTTGCGCTTTGGCCGCACACGCCCGTTTAGGAGAATGGCTATGCGGAGCTTCGAATGCATCCAGCGCCTTTGCGCGGATGCCTGCAGGCCGCAATCGCGAGAGCCTGCAATTCGAAGCGAAGCGGAAACGGGGGGAGAATCGCCAAGCGCAGTTAAAGAGGGGGGTATTTGTAAACCTCAGTCAAGAAGAAAATGTGGAACCCGACACGATACACAAGCGGGCATTGCAAAAAAAGATTTACAGATGACCTGTTTACCCTATCGGAAAACCATTATAGCTTACAAAGAAACAGGAGAATGAGAGTGAACGGGCAAATCAAAAACAAGCAGAACAGAAACGAACACGACATTGACGGGGCGGGCACAAACGAGGTCAGCCTGATCGAATACGGCGACTGCGCCGAGGGCGGGGGCGGAAAGTTCCTTGGCTACGACATAGAAGGAAATCCTATGTACACCCTCCCTCGCTGGCAGGAGCTGCTGATGTATGCCGCCCCTGCGGCGTGCGCTGTTCTGTTGGTTGTAGCGGTCTGGAGGTGGCTTAAATGAGATGCAGCAAATGCAGAAAAGATGTGCTGGCTTTGATGCCCGGCGGCGTGTGTCCAAAATGCTACGTGCCAAATCACAGGCCGGCACCAGCAGAACAACCGACGTCACAGCGCCGTAAGTGCGTTGTAGAGCACAATGGATTGTTCCGGCAAGCCGGTGATCACCGGCCTAAATGGGGGCCGAGGTCTACTGCCAAGGTTTACACGTCCGAGGCACGAGCCAGAGCGTCTATCAGGCAAACGGGTAAAGGCAAAGTTGAAAACGCTGAAACAACGAAAGGGAAAAATCATGAACTTTCAAGTCATATGGAAAATCGACCTCGAAGCTGACAGCGCCGAAGAGGCAGCCGCCAAGGCGCTTATTATTCAGAGAGACAATGACCCGAATAATATGGCAACAGTCTTTGAGGTGCAATGCACAGAGCCGCCTTACTACTCGGAAACAGTCGATCTAAGCTCGCAAGGCGGTGAAGGCGCATGAGACCGCTAAGCAACCTGCAAGACCTTCTCTGGGGCCATCTCATTCCGAACATGCGCATGCTGTTTATGATAGCGGCCCCGGAGAAATATTACCATTGGCAGGGCAACTGCTGCCGACAGGCGGCAACGCTCAGCTATATGGCAGCCGTGCAATGGTACGGCTTTGATAAGCGTGGAGGAGCAGTCGTTGATCGCGAGTTTACAGGCAGGATTCGGATAAAACCGAACACAATTCAGAAAATAAAGCATAGGCACGCTTATCTCTGGCTTCTGCAGGATAATGGACGAATACTTACTGTAGACATGGCGCTTCGTCAACCGGAACCAGTCTTCCTTGATTGGACGCCAGACCACCCTTACGATTACCCGTGGACTGAGAATCAATTTATGGCTGAAAAACAACAGTTTTATTTCGGCGACGACATTGTTGTTCGTTATGGCCCGGATATCTGCAATGCGATTGAATACTACACCGGCATGACCGGCCAGCAAATTTACGATCTCTGTATGAGATCCAAACCACCAACACAGGAGCAACTCAATGAACTCAGAAACCCGCATCACTTTATCAAATGCGCTGGATGAGCTTAACAAACAAATCCCGACGGGCGCATGCCCGAACGGATGCTGCAAATGCTGCGGCCCGGTTCCAATGAGCCGTATCGAAGCCGATCGTATTGGAATAGACAGGCTCTATACGCGCGGTAAAGGTTTATATGGCGACACTTGCGAGTTTGTCGATGACGAGACAGGCAAATGCCGCATCTACCCCATACGACCCTTTGTCTGCCGATTCTTCAACACTCCGTATGCCGGCGTGTTCAAGTGCAATGAAACACCGGAAAGCGGTCGCGTTCACCCGAATCATGCTGAGAAATTATTGGATGCTTATTTCGAAATCATTTGCAACCAAGGCTGTGTAGATGAATTTATAGCAGCCAACAACAAAACGTTTAATCCAATGAAACGTCGTGAAAAACGTAATGGATGGGGGTCACGATTCTTTGGAATAAAGAAAGGCGATTAATATGTGTAAGCATAAAACATGCAAAAGCATGGGCGATTATCGCAGGGAGAAGATACTTAAAGGAAACGTGCTGGGTGAAGAATTCGAGTTTTTGAATCCGGAAACTATGGAAATCGTTACCCTTAAGCCGGTTGTTTGCATTCAACATGGTTATCAGTGCAATGAAAGCTGCTATTTCAGAAAAGTCCAAAAGTTTTCTGATGAGCTGGATAAAGAATCAAAACTGAATCCAAACTCAAGGAATCGCAACATATCATTTACTGCCTGTAATGAAAAAATATGGCCATGCTATTTGCACGCATGTTCGCCCCGTGATGTTAAATTTAAAATTGACAAAGCCGGAAATAAAACTCAATGCGGGAAAGGTTCGATTTATTATATCGAAGTCAAAAAGGAATCAATTAAACAGGAGGAAAATGATGGTGAAAAATGAATTAATCAAACTGCTGCTGGAAGACAAAAGCTCGATAAAAAACATAAGCGACAAGCTGTCTAACTGCGTAAAACTTTTGTTTGAATATCAAGACGTAACGGATCGACTTGTTTCAACAATAAACAACGACCCTGATGGGCGGAGAAAAAAAGAAGCTTTTGAAACGGTTAATGAGCTAAACAAGCTTGAATTAAAATATTCACGCATGGTTCAGGAAGCGGTATCTTGCAGGCGTAAATTTATTTGTGAAAAACAAAAAATGTCGATGAATGATGCCTTAAAGCTGTTAGAGGCTCTTCGGCAAAAAATCGATAACGGCTAAACGTCAATCACCTCAGCCTCAACGGGCTCGTGGTGGCCGGAGTCCGGCGGGGCTTCAGTTCCGTCTCGAAGTCCCATATTAACGCTTAACACCATGCCGGTTACCTGATGGTTGTGACGCTCTGAGTATTTCTCGGGGTTGAGCGCCTTCAAATGCACCTCAAGCAGCTTGTCGCTGTAGCGGGTGCGGTAGCCGGCCAATTTGCCGGACTGCGTATAGACTTCTTCTTTAACGCCGTCTATGGCCCGCTTTTCAAGCGCCTGTTCAGCTCGCTCAAGCCTGAACTCATCTCGAAGTTTTAGTGCGATATTAAACATTGACTTAAGTCCGGGACACACATACTCGGTCATCGACCTGAAAGTGCCCCACGAGACAAATCCGTGATCTTTAAACAGTGTTCGATAAGGAACCCCTTCTACGACACCGGTAATAACCGCCTCGTAATCTTTGCCCTCGGAAGCATACGTCTTGAGCAGCGGATGCGATTTACAGCATCGTTCGAGATCCATAATGCTTACATCTTCACCCTCCAGGAAACGCTTCAAAAACTCCTGATCGGATTCCGGCTGCCAGACCTGACCGCCGCGATAAACTTTACGAAGGCCTTTGTCTGTGTAGTAGCACGACTTATGAACAACCAATTTTGTAGAGCTTGCAGGTGTAAGTTCTTGCTTGCTGCTATTTTTGTCATCATTCATGACCAAGCATTTAACAAACAATAAGGAGAAAAGCAATGAATATAATTACACCAGATGAATTTGAAGCTAAAATGGAAAGCTTCATTGGAGATCCACATGACGCACACGTTCAAATGGACGATTTAATGGAAAAAACTTTAATTAGTCTTGGATATGAAAAAGGCGTTGAGGTTTTTCAAAAACAAGACAAATGGTACGAATAAAACAACCGAGCGCCAATCAAGTGCTCAAACAAACAAAAGGAGAAAAACATGGCCCGAATGACCAAAACCCAAATCGATTACCTTCGCAAAAAGCTGGCAACGAAAGTCGAAGAGCTTAAGGCGAATATCAAAAGCTCTATGATCGACTACACAATGAAAGATCTTGTAAAGGATGCTTCAGAAAAAAAGTTTATTGAGTGGCTGAAAGAAAACGCAACTCGACAACAGATGGTTGCCTGTATTGACAAAGACGGCATTGCTTACAAAAATCCGGCTGAGCATAAGAGTCGTTTGGTATCAAAAAACGGACATCAATATTATGTCACCGACGTTCTTATAACCATTGAAGCAATCAATAGTGGTAATTATAATGCCACACATCACGCATTCTTTGCGCGTATCAAGCTGCTGTCAAGGCTTGCGGCGCTGGAAAAAGCTCAGGAAAAAATCGATGCCAAGATTGCATCTCTGGAAGCCGAAGCCGAGGCGGTTCTCGATAAAGCCGTATTCGCCGGATCAAGTGAAGAGGTGCAGAAAGCCATCGACGCTTTTCTGAAACGCAAGTCATGAGTTTGGGATGCCCGAAGATCCCGCTGAGAGTTCCCGTATGGGATGAAGCAGCACGCAGCCGAACCCCCTGCGACCGGACTATGGGGTTCACAAAGTTTATTAAAAACAATCAACACAACAGGAGAGCAAAATGCCAGAAAACAAAACCAGTATGGAAACGTTAAAAAACGCCAACTGGAACGATGTGATTCAAGAAGTAACAACAAAACTTCGCTACATGCAAGCATGTGCTGAAAAACTTCCACCCGGCATCGAGGCGAATCGAATTGCCAATGATCTGTTTCTGCCAAACTTGGCTTTGATAGCCGAATTCTGCGACAATATCATTGTTGAGTAAGCACCCAACATTAAACAAACAACCAACCAGGAGAACAAAATGCCAGTAAAATATGTGAATCACAATCAGCTTCAGCGCTCTATGCTGCTGTGCTACAACGCCAAGGTTCCCGTCTGCATCATCGGGGGCGTAGGCTGCGGTAAAACAACCGCCGTTCGCGACTTCGTTGCAAATATTAACCAAAAAGTCGGCTTCGACTTCCATCTCTGGACGGTCTTCCTTGGCCTCGTGGACTCAACCGACATCGGCGGGGTTCCTGTTCGTACGGACAATAATGAGATCATTTATGCGCCTCCAAAATGCCTTCCGTTTAACACGGATAAAGCGGGTGTTATTTTGGGAGACGAGTACGATCGATCTGACCCGGAGGTACAGAACGCCTTCAATCAAATTCTGCTGGGCGGAGAAATCCATGGAAACAAAATCTCAGAAGAGGCGTTCGTTATCTTAACGATGAACGGCGATTCTGACCGCTACACCACGCAGCTGTCCGAGGCGGCGCGCAACCGTGTTTGCACGCTCTTCCTGAGTTCCAAGGCTACGTCAACGCTGTCTCAGTGGGATGAATGGGCAGCCAAGCAGGGAATCAACGAAACGATCCGCGCCTTTGCTCACTTCCGTCCGGATTTGATCAAAACGCATGAGAACTTCGAGGAGATGGCTATCATTACTCCGCGTTCGCGGGATATGGCCGGTCGCATTCTGGATGCTGCTGAAGCTGCCCAGGGCGTATTCAAAACGGACGATATTCTGCTTCCGATTCTTGCCGGAATCATCGGTCACGGACCGGCAACAGAGTTGATTAGCTTTGAGCGCATGCGTCATGAACTGCCGGATTTGACCAAAATGCTGAAAAATCCAAACAAGTATGAGACGGATGAGTGCTGGACAAAGAGCTCTCTGTGTTACGCAATCGGCATCGGCATTGGCGGCTTAATCGAGGGTAACATTGACCTTGCGGAAAATGCCATAACGCTCGTTCGGTTTATGCCGGATGAAATCGCTGCCTGGGCTATTCGTCATGTTACGAACGCCTGCCCGGAAGTCTCTACAACCGATGCATACCGTGAGTTTTTCGATGAAATGAAAGACCTGCTGTAAAATCAAGATGGAGTTTGACGGTCTCCAAAGCGTAAGCGTACGACTGCGTGGAAACAAAACCGTCTTTAATTCAAAAACCCAAAGGAGGCCATATGGCAAAAGCAAAATCAAAAGCGGTCATCACTAAGCTAGTGCTGATTAATCTTCACATCTCATATGACACCGGCCGCAGGACAATGAAGGCGCTTTCGAAAAAAGTTGCTTCTGATAATCAAGCCGATGCTAACATGATCACCACAAGCGTTAAGCTCATTCCGAACGATAAAATTGGTTCGTTTACAACCGCAATTTCCAAAGCACGCGATTACTACAAAAGCAAGTCGCTGCCATGGGAAGACGGCAATTGGCGGGTAGTCCCCGTCAATCGTCTACAGCAGTTTAAAGACGATCTGGATGCGCTTATCTCGGAAGTGAAGGATGAGTTCCGTAAATGTTTCGAAAACAATTACGACACACTCAAAGAAAGCGCCGAAAAAAAGCGCGGCGCAATCAAAATCGAATTCCCAACGAAAAAGGAACTGAAAGAAAGCTTCAACATTGAGTATAATCTCGGTGCGATAGCCTCTTCGGACGACATTCGGATCGTTGGAATCGATACGGCGATGCGTGACAAAATCAAAAAGGAAACCGAATCCAGGTATAATGCCCAGATCGAAAAGGGTCTGCAGGAGCTTGCCCAAAACCTTCTAAGTGCCGTTGAAGATATCTCAAATCGCGTCTCTGAAGACGATCAGACCGGCAAGAAGTATACACGCTTCATGAACAACCTTAAGGGCATGGCCGAGACGGCTGAAAACCTGAACGTTACAGGCAACGAAACGCTCGTAGATTCATGCAAAATGATTCGCGAGAATATCGCCAACTGGTCTCCAGAAGCGATTAAAACGCAGCCGGAAGTCCGGGAATCAATCAAAAAGGCAGCCGGAGGAATCCGCGAGTCTCTCGCCAAGGTCAGCATTGCGGCCGAAGAAGACGACGATTAAAATAATGCATGCGGGGAGAAAGCCCCCGCCCAATTTTCGAGAGTGTAGCTCAGTGGCAGAGCATCAGGAGACCTCATGGCTAGAACATGGGGATACGCAAAAGCGTAATTGGCTTGAAGGTCGTCGGTTCAAATCCCTCCACTCTCCACCAGTTTACAAACCAACAGGAGAAAAACAATGAGCAATATCAAGGCAAGAAAGCATCTAAGCAGAGGCATGATGCGCGTTATGCGCACGAGTCCGTTCTACACAACTATTTTGCTAAAACATCAAATGGTCGAAGATCCGAACGTGAACGGAATGGTCATCAATGGCGAGTCCATTCGTTATCATCCCGACGCAATCATGACGCAAACGCCGGAAGAGCTGGGCGAGTACCTCAAAAGCATGGCCATGCATATCGCGTTCAAGCATCACGTTCGCGCCGCAGAGATGAGGCCGCGTGCGGAGCGCCTCCTGAAAGAGAGCGGGCTTAGGTTTGAGCAGGTTTTTAATCAGGCTGCCGATCTCAGCATTCACTCGTTGCTGTACAACGAAAACTGGAAAATTTGGCAGTCCGACGCGTTCAAAGACGCGCCTATGCCGGGCAGAGGAAAGTTCGAAGAGTTCGAGAGCGGAGAATCAACAGAAAGCTATTTTCCAAAAGTGCTCAAAGTCATGGAGGAAGAGGCACAGGAACAGCAAAACCAATCGGGTGCAAACCCGCCGCCATGCAATGGCGGGCAAGGCGGAGCCGGAGAGGGCGATAGCAGCGACGATGAGCAGGAGCAAAACGACGAAAGCGATCAGCAAGACGACTCCAACAATCAAAGCTCTCAAAGCGAAAAGCAGGAAGAAGAAAAGCCGCAGCCGATGGACTTCGGTCAAGTCGAACAGGCACCAAAGGGAGCGCCGCAGCAAGCCGAAGACAAGGCTGATGAAATGATTGCGCAAGCAATCATGGCAGCTAAGGAAGCTGGCGAAAAAGCGGGGTCTGTGCAGTCGATTATCGCCGAAAACGAAAAGCCCGTAAAGGTTGACTGGCGCTCAGAGGTGTCACAGTTCTTCACGCGCAACTGCCGTGGCAAAAAGAACTATCGGCACCTGAATCGTCGCCGTTGGGGCACAAAAATTGTGTTTCCTACGAACAAAGACAAATCACCAAAGCGCATGCTTCTCTTGGTTGACGTCTCCGGTAGTATGTCGGACGAATGCGTTGGTGCGGTTTACAACCACATCGAGGCAATCATTCAGGCAAAGCCGCGTCTCGTAGTCGAACTTGTACCGTTTGATGATGGCGTATTCGAGGATTCGAAAGTCGAGTTTACACCCGAAAACATTCCGATCAAGGTCGAAAAGAGAAGTCGAATCGGATATGGCGGAACCCGCTTTATGCCAACCGCCGAGTACGCCGAAAAGCGCACAAAGGAAGATGACATATCGGGCGTGGTCATGCTGACCGACAGGCTGCCGTGTGATAAACATCAGTTCGACGAGTATCGCGGCGCTACCGTGCCCTGGCTCATCTTGTCTGTGCTTGAGCATCAGTTCGGCAAATCGTCTGAGAGCCATGCATCAACGCCCAGATGGGCAAAAATACTGGAGATTGAACCGTAATGTTGACGAGCTTTAACCGGCTCTGATATAAAGAACCCCGCCTCCGGAACTTGCCGGAGGCGGGGCGGGTGCTACAAACCAACCAGGAAGAAAGGTTTATAATCTATGAGATACACAAATAATCGCGGGCTGTCAAACGCTATCGCAAAGGCAATTGTTGCTTTCAATGAGGATTACGACAAAGTTGGATGGAAAAGCGTTACGACGCTAATCGATTCACCGCGAGCACAACTGCTTCGCGAGCGTCACAATGACGAAATTACCGAAGACGTATCCGATTTGATCTGGTCGTTTTTCGGAAACATGGGCCACCTCATTGCCGAACGGCATCCGGGCCGAGACGTGCTGGCAGAGCAGCGCTTTATCCATAAAGTGTTAGGCAAAGAAATTTCACTTAAACCTGATCGTCTTGAAAAGGACATCGGCTCTGTTCCAATCACATGGACTCTGCGAGACTTCAAGATTACATCCGTATGGGTGTTAAAAGCCTGCATGGAAGGTCGCATCAAAGAAGAGTGGGAAAAGCAGATGAATCTTTATGTTTACCTGCTTGAACAGCTCGGCTTTCCGATTTCATCGATTAAACTCGAAGTCATCGGGCGCGACTGGCGCGAGTCGGAGCGCCGGCAATCGCCTTGGAATTATCCGCCAACTCAGGCTGATGTCTTTGACGTGCCAATCTGGTCGCGCAAACATCAAGAAACATACATTAACGAGCGCATAAAGCTTTACGAGCAGTGCGAAGCGCTGGCGGATGACGACCTGCCCAAATGCTCTATGAGCGAGCGCTGGGCTGATCCTGACACATGGGCTGTCGTAAAGAAAAGCACGACCCCAAGCAAACAGACAGGCTACAGAAAGGCCCTTCCGAAAGCCGGATACTTCAAGAGCAACACAGAGGCAATGAATTTTATCAAAGCCAAACGTCGCCCGAAAGTTAACCCGAAGGTTAAATCGAAGTATTCAACGGTCAAGAAGGCCGTTCTTAAGGCGAGAGCTGACGCGGATGATCTGATGGTTGAGTTTCGCAAGGCGGAAAGCCGTCGTTGCGAGCGCGGCTATTGCAAGGCGGCTCCGTTTTGCAATCAGTTTAAAACCGAAATTAAGCCGGTATTCTAGGAGGAAGCAAATGAGAAGCCCAATCCTTGGGGAAATTGTTGAGATTTGGGAAACAATCCCTGATTCAAATGGCGCATTGGAAATGCATCTAGTAGTATGCACATCACCACGCGAGCCGAATGGCGAATATTTTAGAGCGATTCATTATCCACATGGAAAGCTTTGCTGTATTCCCATAGATCACATTAATCGAATTCTCGAAGGCGAGGCAGAGGGTCTCGCTCGGAAAGAATTCACATCAAAAACAGAGAAGGAGAAAAGACATGGCTATTGAGCAAAACTACCTGAAAAAACTTCAGGAAATCGAACAGGCACGCGAATCGCTGACGGACTTCGAGGTAAAGTTCATTTTCGGCGACGAGCAAGGTCGGCCAATGAAGGAGCGCGAAGGTCTCAGCGATAAGCAAAAGGCAATGATTGACCGCATTTACAAAGAGCGCGTTCAGGAGCTTGATCGCGAAGCTGCATCAGTTATCGAGTTCGGAAACAACCGCATTGCCGCCGTTCAGACGGATGGAAGCAAAGCGTATCGCGTGACCATCGATAACGTGCAGGTCGGGCCGATCATCAACTTCGGTGAAGCCACAAACGTCGTATCGTGGATCAGCACGTCGCTGAATGAAGCTCACGTCGAAGTTACGGTTCCGGCAGCTAAAGGAGGCGGTGACAATGAGCCTGCTTCGTTTCCGGGCGAAGAAGACTAAAGAAGAAATCCTCTACGTCGAAACGATATCAGGCGAAGCGTATAACGTCATTGAAAACCTCACAAAGGTTGATGCTGCGCGACGCCTGATACGCGGTGTTGGCTTCCTCGATTACGAGGAAGTCGCACCGGCTCTTCGGGCGCTTGACGAACTCGCTCGCAAGCTTAGAAAGGTTATGCGGGAAGAGCATCTTGAGCCAACGCCCAAGCAAATTGAAACCAAGCTTATCGATCTCATTGAAACAAGAATAAGGAGAGAATATGAATAAGGAGAGAATATGAATAAGGCACATTTTGGACTCATGGCTATACAGAGAAATCTGCATGCGCCAAAAAGCCAAAGAAATACTTTCGGGAATTACAATTACCGAAGTTGCGAGGATATCCTTGAGGCGGTTAAGCCGTTGCTTGCAAAAAACGAATGCACAATAATCATAAAGGACGAACTTGTGATGGTTGGGGAGCGGGTTTATGTCAAGGCAACGGCCATATTTACAGACGTGGTTAGCGGAGACTCTGTTGAGGCTTCCGCATACGCCCGTGAGGAGCTTAGCAAGAAGGGGATGGACGCCGCACAGCTTACGGGGGCAACGTCGTCATATGCTCGGAAATACGCCTTAAACGCGTTGCTCTTGATTGACGACAACAAGGATGCAGATTCAACCAACAAACACGAAAAAGATGATCTTAATTACGAGATTAACTCCGGAAGCGTTGGGATGGGAAAACCGGCTTCGATAAAGTCGCCGGCTCCGATACCGGCTCCGGCGCCGACTCCGGCTCCTGCTCGAACAGCGCCTGACAAAAACGGCGACACATTGCTTGAGGAAAAAACACGCAATGTGATTATCTCAAATTTCGACAACATTGGTGTTGAGATTTGGGATCTAACAAAGCACTGGGGCGATGAAGAGACGTGGACGAAGGCAAAAAAGCGCGAAATGTTTGACGTTTACAACAAGATCACCAATGAAAAAATCAACTACTCAGTGAAAGATTTCCTTGAAGGGAAGTAACCTGCTGTAGTAGTACCGTCTTGGTGCTAAAGCAACCCGGGAAGACGGCACCTTAATCGGTGTCGTCTTTTTCATTAATCAGGAAAGGAGCAGTCGTTTATGCCAGAGAAATCATTGTCCGAAATATCGTCTGAAACATATTTTATCGGATGCGCCATTAAGGATTATTCATTTACACTAAACCTCTGTGATTCAATTGGATTTAAGGTGGAATATCTTGAATCACCAACGGCAAAGGCTATCTGGCAGAGCGCAGAGCTTCTCTTTTCGAAAGGCGTGTCGGTCGATATTGCAAGCCTTGTCGAGCATATTGATGCGGAAGTCGGGCATATCAATGTGGACGCAGCATCATCTTATATGATGAAGGCAATGAGTTTAGTCACCGAACACCACAATTTAACACACCACATTTCAATCATTAAGCATAAGTATCGCAGGCGAAACGCCGCTGATGTTTTTGAGTTAGCCATCAAGCGGTTGATCGATAACGAAGACGTAGAGGATGTTACATCTCTGGTAATGCACAACCTGGCGAAAATCAAAAGCGAGCTCAATCACTCAAGCGAATCAAAAGCCGATAAGCGCGAGCGAATCAAAGAGCGTTACACAAACGTTCGCAACAAGGGGGCATCCGGGATTCTGTCAAGATACACGCAACTTCAACAACACCTCACCTCATATCGCTACGGAAAAGTTACCGTCCTTGCAGCCAGACCAAAGATGGGCAAATCGACGCTGGCGCTTAACGAAGCAGTTTTTACTGCATACACCAATCGAATCCCGACAGCAATATTCTCTATCGAAATGGATTACGACGAACTGATAGAAAAAGCGGCGTCTGATTTAACTGAAATGGATAATAAAAAACTCAACCTTGGAGAATATAGCACAGAGCAGATCGATAAGTTTATGACGAACGGAGTGGACGAGGCGATGTCTGCCCCTCTTTACGTTATAGATGACCCATCGATTACTGTCGAAAGAATATGCTCGAAGACGAGAGAGCTTGTTGCAGAGCATGGTGTTAAGCTGGTCATCGTTGATTATCTTCAAATCATAAGTTCTACTCCGGGCAGTCGTTTTCAAAGTCGAACATACGAGATTGGACATATGACTAACGAGCTGCGAAAACTTGCTAAGGATACCGGCGTTGCGCTTATTCTGCTGTCGCAAATTACGAGGCCACCAAAAGGCAACGGCTACGAAACAGATCCGAAAAAGATGCCAATGCCGACAATGAACGATATGCGTGACTCCGGCTCAATCGAGCAAGATGCCTATGCAATCATTATTATTGGGCCGACTCAATGTGGGTCTACATCGCCGCCATCATGGCAATTCATAGAACCGTGCTGCGTTCGCGTTGAGGCAAATCGGGGCGGCTCTACAGGTGATTTTGAGTGCATGTTTAATAAACCGAACAATAAGTTTATGACATATCTCGATTACGAAAATTACCGGCAGACATATTTTGCCAAGCAGACCGCGCAACAAAAGAAAAGCACGCCATGACAAAAGAGCAGGAACGACAAAGACTCGCGTCAAGAAGGCGCCTTAATAAGCGCTCGACAAGCGAGTGGCTCCAACTGCTTGAGGAAATCAACCCGTATACGCTTCGATTAAAAGTAGCATCAATCGTGTGGTGGGATTTTATATCGAATAATCCAGAGGCTGCTGAATTTCGCAAAATTCTTAGACTATGGAAGGAGGTTTATCATTATCCGAATATGGAAATCGATATATTTAATGCTTTAGTAAAGCTTGGATATCATAAACCTATAGCAAAAAAACGAAGTGTTATTCCGTCATGGAAAACAAGCCGACAGTAAACCCAGGAAAATTATTATGAAATCAAAATTCCCAGTAGAAGCCCGCTGTAAAATCGAAGGCATACCAATTCGCGTGGTACGCCACGAAACAAACGAGGCAATGCGCAAAGAAATTCTCGATTGGTATTCACAGGAAATCAATACGTTCAACAGCAAGGATAAACTTGAAGATGTTGCTGCAATGACCGTTGGGCAATACGTAGATCATCACCCCGAACTTGTTGTGTTTTTAGGCGATGGAGATCCGAAAAACATCGATGAGCTTATTGGGCACGAATCTGTCCATGCAGCACTTGGCGTAATACGACAGCGGCAAATGAACACATTCGATCAGCAAGTGCCGGTGCATATCAATGCGAAATCAAGCAAAGATCATCATGGCGTTATCGAAGAAGACCTGTGCGTTTTGGTGGGTCATTTTGTTCAGCTGTTTAAGAAAATGGCTAAAGCGATTAGTGACCATTTGAAAGGAGAACAATGAGAGAAGAAATAACAGATGTTGATCTTGCTATGAGATTCTCTTTCGGAATGATTAAAAAGCTTCGGATGAACGCTGACAAAAAGCACTGGTCAGTTGTCCCAATCAAAGATCTCGTATTCATGCTTAAGGCAGAAGTTGAAGAATTAGAATCCGCACTTGCCGGCGATGGCGAATGTCCGATTGCTGAATGTTGGGACATTGGCAACTTTGCTGCGATGATTGCAGATAACCTGAAGCGAAAACAAATGGAGAGCCCGTGAGCAAAATATCATTTTTCATATCATGTGTTCCGCCAAAAGCAACGAGTCAGCAAAAAGGCGTAATGGTAATCAACGGAACACCTCGCTACTTCAAGAAGAAGCGCGTCAAGGAGGCCGAAGAATCCATGCTATCACTTCTCATGCCCCATCGGCCAGAAATGGCTTTAGAGGGTCCTTTGCGGCTGTTGGTTATATGGACCTACCCGTGGCGCAAATCGGAGTCGAAGAAGCGTAAAGCGGCTGGCTGGCTGCCCTGCGACACGCGGCCTGACTGCTCGAACCTTGTGAAAATGTTTGAGGACTGCATGACGCGGCTGAATTTCTTCGGAGATGACAGTCAAATAACAGATCTTAGATTTGTAAAAGGCTGGGGTGACAAGCCAGGAATTAAAGTTGAGCTAGAGAAATATAATTAGCAAAAGACAAAGAAGCGATACTGCTGCTGGAACCAGCGTGATCCGCACCGGATACGGTATGCATCGAAAGAGTGTCTCGACATTGCTCTAGCCTGCCTCAAAGGCTTGATCACTGACAGGAGCTTCAACCATTATTATAACCCGAAGCTGTGCAGTCCTGAATGGGCTGAGGGCGTGGAGGATTACGTAGACACTGGAGACTATCGGTTTCTGAAACTGTAAAGGAGAAACAAAATGAACATAACGAACGAATGGCTACAGAAAAACAGAGCGTGTAAGGAGGGAGCTGTTTGGTTCAACGCTCAAGCTGAAATAGATGCAAAAACGGTCTTGATGTCGCTTCTTGAACAAGACCATTTCGATTGGGCGAACTGGGCTGTTGTCCGGTTGATGGCACGGAAACAGAGAGTTAAGTACGCCATCTATGCGGCTAAAAAAGCGCTTAAAATCTACGAGAGCACGTGTCCAAAAAACAAAGCCCCCCGGGAGGCTATTAAAGCGGCGAAGGCATGTTTTAAAAATCCGTCAGAGAAAAATAAGACCACCGCCTATGACGCCGCTTATGCCGCCTATGCCGCCGCCTATACTGCTGATACCACCTGTGCCGCCTGTGCCACACATGCCGCCGCCTACGCCACCTATACCGCCGCCTATGCTGCTGATACCACCTGCCTGATTACACCTCCCGTTTGCGATGAGGTTGACAATATCCCGCTGCATGAAGTTGATTCAATTGTCGGCTTTGCGGGCTACACGTTCAGACTGTCAGACGGCACGGAAACAGAGTGGCTTGAGGACTGCCCGTGTCTGATCGAAGACAAACCTGCCGAGCTGGTTAAGGCGCGGTTTTATGTGGGAGGTGTAGTAGAATGAAGCCGGAAAAACTTGAACTATCAAACCTCCATGATTATCCAGATAACGTAGGAGGCATTGCCCGGG